GTGGCTACATAGCCGGTTGTGACGCGGTAAAACTCGTTGCCGGATACCACGTACAAGTGGTCATCAAGGCTGTAGACCCCGCGAATGGGGCCAGTGCCGACCGTCGCCTTTAGCGACAATCCAGGGCAGCGTTGCAGATATGCGGGTTCCTTTCCGCCTTCCGGCACTACCTCTGGGTAAAGGTTGACCATCCGGTTGTCGGCAGCATTGACCGACCGGATAACATACGACGACCCGAGGATCGGCGTCTTCACTTAGAAGTTCCCGGTGTAGATATTGAAGCGCGGGCGATTGACGATTACCGCTGCTGGCATCGCCATAACGTCGTCCGGGTTATTGATTCGCTTGATGTCGCGCTTGCTCACCATCGCAATGCGCTGCACCTGTTGCGACGGCTCTACGCCAAACTCCGCAGCCAGTTCACAGGCAAGGTTAAAACGGAAAGCCCGCAAATACCCCGGCGGGAACGCCAGATTCGTCTCTAGCGAAGTGACCTGCGCTAACGGGCGCACCGACACAAAGTGGAACTCCAGCACTTGAGTCGGCACCGGATAAACGGAAATCTCCACGTTCGGATAGGTCATATTGACCCACATGTACTGCGGATACGTTGAGGTAACCGTCTTAACGGCAATGTTGTTGTATTGCTCGTTATTGATCAGTTGGATGCCATACGACACATTGGCCGAGGCATCTCGGAAATAGGTGGCGTCGTCGATCAGAATCGGACGCTCTGCAACGAACGTACCCGTTGGCCCCATCGTGATGGTGCGGACGTTCGGTTGCCAGTTATAGATTTGGTCTTGAGTCGAGTAGACAGCCAGACGCTCCGTACTCCAAGAGTCGAGCATCTGATTTAGAGCAGTGAGGGCGTCTTGAGACGTTTCTGCCGAAGGCGCTTCACCTTCCGCCAGTTGCCCGATCAGACGCAGCGCACCGTTGATCTGGTCAGCAGCGGTGGTTGCCATGTATCACTCCCGGCGTCGTCGTCGCGCCTTTAATTCGTTACCAGAAGCCCCCGATGCCGGCATTTCTGCCGACACCGGGGATTCTGAGTCATCCGGGCTAGAGGGGTCAAATTCCTCCCACCCATGCTCCATATCATCTCGGGCCTCAACCCATGAGATTGCGACCTTTTCGCCATGTTTAGGATGGCGGAGATAGATATGAGCCATACGCTTTAGCCCCAGAGACGGACGGCCATTTGCGGTCGAATGACCGAATATCCGTACAGAACGTCAATACGGCACGGCATGCGGTCGTTGTTGATGTCGTACTGACGAACAACGCGCATGGAGATACCGTTGTGGACCTGACGCGAAGCCATGTCAACGCCCTGCGGCATGAGCAAGTCAGCCGTAGCGAACGCGATTGCATCGCGGTGGTACACGAGGTTCTGCGGATACTGCGTCGAGGCAGCGCCCAAGAACGTCACAGCAGCACCAGCCTGCGGGAACGAATCCACAGTCGCCAAGGCATGAGCCGAGGTGTAGATCGCCGGAGCGACGCTGACCGTGTACGCGCCAGCCGTAGCCGTTGCGTCCGCCGTCGCCACGAACTGCTGGAGCGAGCCAGTCGATTCGCGGGTCTGCGGGTTCACCGAGTACACATTGGCAACCGTGAACACATCACCCTTCTTGATCGTCTGCGAGCCGGTGCCGGTGATGGCAATGCTCGTAGCGCCTTCCGTGGTGACAGTCGAGGTGACCGTGTGCGAGCCCGTGCGGGTGCCAGTCGTGAACTGCTTGACCGACTGCGACATGTTGAGTTCGTCGAACCCAAGGATGCCTTCGCCAAACATGCCGTTCTTGAACTGCGACGAGATGGTGCTGACGGGGTTGAACAAGCCCTTCATGCCCTCGATGAGCGCAGCGTTGGCAGCCGGATTAACGGTGACAAAGCGCGGCGACATCACGGCAGCGGCCTCGTTCAACTTCTGCTGCGCTCCGAGGAGAACGGCAGTCGTAGCAGGAGTCGTTCCCGGCGTACCGACAGACTGATAGATGCTGTTGAACGAGTTGGCAACGTCGGCGTCGATGCTGGCGGCCAACTGGCTGATACGCGGCTTCAACACGCGCTCGGCAAAGTCGTCCAACTGCATGGTCATTTCAGCACTGGTGAACTGCACGCCAATGTGCTTCTGCGAAGCAACCGTCAGCGTGGTGTACTGCTCGTTGTCGTCCTGGGCCACAAGAGCAGCGCCATCGGTCACAAGCGCACGATCCGGCAGGCGGATACGCAGCGTGGTGCCGATCTTGGCGCCCTCGACGGCATAGGAGTCGTCGTACTGGCGGTTTACATTGCGGGTAAGCACGAGATTGTTTTCAAGAATCTCCAACGCTTTCCGCGTGATCATGTCAATAGTAAGAAGTGAATTAGCCACTTTGATAAGTCTCCAAAAAGAAGTTAGCGGTTACGACGCGCTTCCCACTGCTTAATCTGTCGCTGGCGTTCGCGCTCAATCCACTCTGACGCACTCATGGCCGCAATTGACCGTGGGTCCGTCGTGTCGTAGACCGAGGCGCTAGTGCCTTTTGCCGTGACAGGCTTAATCGGCGGTGGCGCATTGGTAGTCTTTTTGACTGGGGCTGGACTGTCGGCCAACTTGGCCTCGATCCTCCCAATCTCTTTAGCCTGCAAGTACGGTGACAGGCGGGAAATACGTTCAGCCTCGCGGGGGTTGGAACCCAAGTGATATGCAATATCGGGTCCAATATCCGAAGCCTGAATCGTCTGGGCCATTACGGTCGTAATCGGTAGGTTCTGGTTGTACGCGACTTGCTCGAAGTCATCGTACTTTTCCCGAGCCACCTCTTCACGGTCGTGATAAGCCTCCAGAAGAGCCATTTGCTCCCGCTCCGCCTCTCGCTTGGCTAGAAGTTCCGCAGCCTTACGCTCGGCCAAAGCCTCTGCGTATGCGTCCGGGTCTTCTTCCTTACTAGGCAGCGCGGCAGGTTGCGCCGGTGTCGGCTGTGCCTTGAGCGCCTGCTCTCTCTCCCACTTGCGCCGCTCTTTTAGACGCGCTTTGCCAACTATTACGTCCAACTCTTCTTGAGTGAACGATTTGGCTGGCTTTTCCTCCGGCTGTGGTGTTTCTGCAACAATTTCGGGTTCCGAAGCCGCCGTCGCTTCCGGTTCCGACACGGGATTGCCCGCTACAACTTCAGGGACTACATTTTCGTCCGACATAACATTCCTTACGGAAACCTGGTGAAACGCACCAGTACGGTTAAACTTTAACTTACATGTTGTGCCGATGCAACATTAGCCGTAGTACGGCTCAACATCCTCAATATCAAGGATAAATGTCTGACTTGCTGGGTCAACTGGACTTAACGATACGTTTACCAGTTTAATGACCGCAAGATTGTCCGCATCATCCTTTGCAAAAAACGTATAACTTTCTGCGTTGGAGACAAGCGAGTATTGGGGGCGTCCGGTAACAATACTGGTGCGCTTGCATCCGTCAACCGCCAGGACCGCAGAGGCTCCGCTGTTGGCGGGTACTGACGCGAAGTCGTAAGTAACGTTGATTCTAAACCGAAGAAAAGAATTGGAATTCGTTGGCGTGGCGTCCCACTCAACCAACTTCGGCCAATTCTGTGCGTAGTTGTCCTTTACCCAATAGTAATTTGAACCGGTTGATGCTGTCGCGCATACAGTGACAAAACCAGCGGTTCCGGCGCTTGCATCTGCCGTTGCGGCATTGTTCCGCACGGTAAGGTTGTTTAATTGGGCGCTTGAACTTAGGTACGTTTCGTCTCCATAAAGCACGCAAGAAGACAGGCTGCTTGTGACGTTACGGCGCACAAACCGATTGCTTTCAATCGTGATGTTGGTGCCATTGAGAATATAAATGTTTGGCGGCAGAGCAGGCGTAACAGCCAGATCGTCGTCAAACGTGTTATTAAAAATGTTTACAAAACTAGTCGAATACGATGTTGGAACTAGTTGTTCGCCAATAAGGATCGTATGCACCGCGTTGCCGCGATTCGTGAAACTATTACCCTCGACAAGCACATTGGTGCAGTTTGCCGAGTCAGAGGTGACATGCGAAATCTCAAGGCAACAGTCAAAGCAATTGTAAAACTTGTTGCCCGTAAAGGTCACATCACTTGAACGAGAGATCACAGCAGCAGCACGGAAACTGCCGTCACCGACCGTGCTGCGATGATTGACGATGACGTTGTTTGCAATCAAGTTGCCGCAGTTAACGCCAGCGCCTTGGTAAATCGAGTGCCGACCGCAGTTGTCTAGGACGTTTTCGGTGACCGTAATCTGTGTTGCCTTTGCCATCTGGATTCCATATCCAGAGCCAGAAACCGTCCCGAGGATGTTTTTTAGCGAATTGGAATAGCAGAAGCCCTTTGTCCAACTACCGCTAAGATTGGCGTTGTGCGAAATGCCTACATTGATTTCGCTGATATTCAGGTCGTGGAATCGAGTGTTGCTAATGGTTTGCCCGGAATTACAGCCGATTGCCGTTTGGGTGTAACCTGAATTCCCATCGCCAACCAATGTCAGGCCGTCGATTTCAACGTCATCGCAAGTACCGACGAGTTGGAAAATATAAGCACCTGACGGTGCGGATGACAGGAACACGCGGCCCTTGCCGGTAATCCGAATACGGGACTTATTGGTAATCGTAAGGCTGGCGTTGATCAGGTAGTTGCCATTCAGTTCTAGCGTATCGCCAGCAGTCATGGCATTAAGGGCGGCTTGTAACGCTGCCGTGTCGTTTTCTGTGCCGTTACCAACCGCGCCGTAGTCTTCCGGCGTTAGGACGTTACGAATCTGCTGAATGGTTGCCTTGACGGTTGCGCCACTCTGAACAACTGGGACAACACTCGCTCCAGGGATAGGCGGGGTTGCTGGGTTTAATTGAGAGATTTTGATTGTGTTTGCCATTACACAGGCACTCCATCAACAGTAATATCGAACTCGTTGCTTGCCGCAGCGGAGGCGGTCGGCTCGGTTACCACAGGCGGCTCCGGCTCCACGCCTTCCGGCAGCGTCACAACATACTCGCATTCTACCCAATCCATCTCGCTGTGGTTCCAGTTCCATTGGTAGCCCGGACGGTCAGCAGGCTTCGGATCACGCACTACCCACTCGCCATTCAGCCACGCGACTTCCTTGCCCTCTGCCGCTTCTGGCTTGGCGGGAACTTCAAACCAGCCCTTGTTGTTGTCGATCTGCTCGACGGGGTAGTGGCCTTTAAAACTGTACAGAGCCATAAGTCACCTTACTGTGTCAGGAACGCCGTAGTCGGCGGGGTGAAGTTGCTGGTGTAACGGGCGATGCCTTTGGTGATGCGAAGGTCGTTGATGTAGCCCTGATAGTTATTTGAA